CCGGCTGCAATGGCTGGTGTGTTTAGATGGGGTCCAACAAACGATCCTATTCTAATTACATCAGAAAACGAGTTGGTTGATCGTTTTGGCAAGCCAACTGATAACAACTACGAAACATTCTTTACAGCTGCAGATTACTTAGCATACTCAAACGCACTATATGTCGTTCGTGCCGATGATGGTTCAGACAAAGCTGATTCAACAAACATTGTTCTTGACGCAAACAATGATATTGACGTTGATCAGACTGTATACGGAGCATTTGAAGCAAAGTATCCAGGCGATCTAGGTAATACATTAGAAGTAGCATGGGTTACATCTGGTGGATTCTCAAGCAATTGGATTACAGTCGGCGACATCAGCGAAGATGAGCTAACACCAACTGGAAATACTGTTAATCAACAAACAATTGATTTCAACTCAAATGAAGTTTCTTTTGAAGTTGCCAATACAGCTCAGTTAGATGCGCTAGCACCTGGTGATATCCTAGTTCTAGGTAACGATAGTGTTGGTTATCAAGAGCTTGAAGTTGCAACTTTCGCAGAATCTGAAGTAGAAGCAACATTTGGCTCTGGTAACACCGCAGTTGATGCGGTAGTTTCTTATGTGTATGATATTACATTTACTAAGAGATATACTTTAGCAGAAACACTTCTAACAAAAATGTCTATGACTAAGAAGTGGCAACACAACGCAGTGTTTGGAACAGCTCCAGATCCAAACCATTTACACATCGCAGTAATTGATGCTGGCGGATTAATCTCCGGAGCAGAAAATACAGTTTTAGAAGTTTTCTCAAACGTTTCTACAACCGATGGTGCTGTTCTACCTCAAGGTAATACGAACTATTACATTGACGTAATTGAGAACATGTCTTCATGGATCAGTGTTGCTAACACAATGCCAATTGGTACTGCATCAACAGCAATGGCATCATACGAAAGATTCTCTGGTGGTACAGACGCAACAACAGAATCAAATACAACTCTAAGCGCATTAGCATTTGCTTATGATACACTTAAGAACACTAATGAAATTGATATTTCTTCAGTACTTGGTGGTAAAGCAGACGATGCAGGTACAAGAGCAAACTATCTAATCTCAAACGTTGTAGACTACAGAAGAGATTGTGTTGCTTACCTATCACCATCTAAAGAAGCTGTTGTAGATGAATTAAAAACTAACGCCAAGCTAACTAACGCGATTGCATGGCGTAATAGAATTCAGAACTCATCTTACTGGTTTATGGATTCAGGTTATAAGTATCGTTACGACAAGTACAATGACGTTTATCGTTATACGCCACTTAATGGTGACATGGCTGGTCTAGCAGCAAGAGTTGATTCTTGGGAATCTCCAGCAGGTTTCCGTAAAGGCATCATTAAAAATGTTGTAAAACTTGCTTTCAACCCAAGCAAAGCACAAAGAGATCAACTTTATAGCGCAGACATTAACCCAGTTATGGCGCAAGCAGGTCGTGGTATCGTACTATTTGGTGATAAAACTGGTCTTGGAATTAATAGCGCATTCGATCGTATTAATGTACGTAGACTGTTTATCTCAGTTGAAAAAGCTATCGCTACCGCAGCTGAAAGTTTCTTGTTTGAATTCAACGATGAGTTTACACAAACACAGTTTAAAAACATCGTGGATCCGTTCTTAAGAGATATTCAAGGGCGTCGTGGTATTATTGATTTCAGAGTGGTTTCTGACTCTACAGTCAATACTCCTGAGGTTATCGATCAAAACAAATTCAGAGCAAGCATCTTTATCAAGCCTGCACGTTCTATCAATGTTATCGAACTTACATTCGTGGCAACTAGAACCGGCGTAGAATTTGACGAAATCGTTGGCCAACTCACGTAATAAATAGTTTAAAAAGGAGAAAGACACATGGCATTTAACATCAACCAGTTCAAATCCGAACTCGTGGGTGGCGGTGCACGTCCTACGCTCTTCCAATGTCAGATCACTAACCCGATCAACCCAGCAGCTGATATTAAAGTACCATTCATGGTACGAGCTGGCGGTATTCCAGAGTCAGTAGTGGGACAGTATACTGTCCCTTACTTTGGACGCCAGGTTAAATATGCTGGTGATAGAACATTTGCAGACTGGACAGTCACAATCATCAACGACGAAGACTTCGCTATCCGTAACGCTATGGAAGAGTGGATGAACTTCATTAACTCTCATGATTCAAACTCAAGAGGGTTACCACAGCAATACAAATCTACAGGCCAAATTACACAATATAGTAAAGACGGTTCTCCACTTCGTACTTATGTTTTCGAAGGTATGTTCCCGATTTCTATTGATGGGATTCAAATGGATTGGTCACAAACTGATTCAATCGAAGAGTTTAGTGTTACATTCCAATATGATCTATGGAGAGTTGAAGGAAACACTGGCATCCCAACTACATAATTTTTATATAATGGAGAAATGATAAGTGAAGTTATTTGGATTCGAGATAACAAGAGAAAGCGATGAGGCCGATAATCAACCGGTCTCTTTTGCTGAACCATTAAACGATGATGGCGCAATCACCGTCGGTAACGCGATGGGTGGGTTCTATAGTACTATCCTGGATATGGAAGGTACTGCTAAAACAGAATCTGAACTCGTTACAAAGTACCGTGGCATGGCAATGCAGCCTGAAATCTCTCAGGCAGTAGACGAAATCGTAAACGAATCTATTAACATTGATATTGATGATAAAGTAGTAGAATTAGTTTTAGATGAAACAGATTTACCCGACAAAGTAAAGAAAAGATTAAACGAAGAGTTTGAAGAAGTACTTCGTTTATTAGATTTTTCTCATCAAGGCTATGACATTTATAGTAAGTTCTATGTTGATGGAAGATTAAATTATCACGTTATTATTGATAATGATAATCTTAAAGATGGCATTAAAGAACTAAGATATGTTGATCCTAGAAAACTTAAGCTTGTCCGTGAAATTGATAAGAAAGGTAGAGATCCTCATTCAGGCGTTCCAGTCAAAAAGATAAAATCTGAATATTACATGTACTCTGAAAACGGGTTTGGTGGAGATAATAAATCTACATCAGCGTCAGGTACGACAGGATATAAGATTGCTAAAGATTCTATTGCGAGAATCACTTCAGGGCAAATGAGTGAAAATAATGCTCTAGTTCTTTCTTACTTACATGGGGCTATCAAACCTCTTAACCAGTTAAGGATGCTTGAAGATGCTACAATCATTTATACTCTTACAAGAGCTCCTGAAAGACGAGTCTTCTATATTGACGTTGGTAACTTACCTAAGTCGAAGGCTGAACAGTATATAAGAGATATGATGGTTCGCCATAAGAATAAGTTGCAATACAATTCTTCTACTGGTGAAATCAGCGATAGCCGTAAAATGATGACAATGACTGAAGACTTTTGGTTCCCACGTAGAGGTGGTGAACGTACTACAGAAGTTGATACTATGGCCGGAGGTAATGCAGCTGGCCTTACTGATGATACCACACTTCAGTTCTTCCAACGCAAATTATTTAAAGCTCTTAAGGTTCCACTATCTCGTTTAGAACCCGAAACAATGTACTCATTTGGTCGTGTTTCTGAGATCACTCGAGATGAGATGAAATTTGGTAAATTTATTAAGAGACAAAGAGCTCGTTTCTCTGGCATCTTTACTCAACTATTAGAAAAGCAACTGATTCTTAAAGGTATCATGACTCCCGAAGAATTTGCTGAGATTAAGAGTCTGCTCAGATATGATTTCATTCAAGATAACTATTTTGAAGAGCTCAAGGAAGCTGAAATCAATAGAGAAAGACTTACTACACTACGTGAGGTTGAAGAGCATATTGGTACTTACTACTCTAGAAACTGGGTACGTAAAAATGTTCTACGCATGTCTGAAGAAGAAATCAAAGAAATGGAAAAAGAGATTGAGCAAGAAGCTAAAGACAATCCACCAGAAGATGACATTCCAGGCGATGGCGACATGGAAAACCAAGGCAATTCTCAACCAGCTGATTCAAAAGAGATAAATGGATAAATATAATCAAAACAAATTCCTAGGAGATACAAAATGAAATCCTTTAAAAAGTTTGTGGCAGAGGTTGCGCAACCAAAGCCAGAAGAAGAAAAAAGATTTAAGGATATGCATACATATGAGACAAAGCCTCATCCGGTGGCTGAGCCTCATCAGCATACCGGCGATATTCAAAAGCCAAAGTCTAAGCGCATTGCAGATCAAGAAGGTGATGCTAACTACGATAAAGCAGTTAAAAATCCTGAAAAAAGGATGGCTACTGAAGAAGTAGAGCAGATCGATGAGATTTCAAAAAAGTTAGCAGGTAATTATATTAAAAAAGCACAAATGGATACAGCACATGCTGGTGATCAAATTGCTACAGGAAGTATGGGACAAGCAGGTGCATCTCCTGATGTTAAAA